TCATCTTGCGATTTTGTGTCTGCTTAGGTGGTCGGTTTTGCTGCGTAAAGCATACAGATAATCAGCCAAGAGTGGGGGTTCGCGTCCCAGCTCTAATGTGGTTTCGAGAGTTTGTGTTTTTGCGTCCACATGGTATTCCACGCTTAGAATGCGGAAGTCTGTGTCAATGTTTTCGTTTGGTATTGTTACGTGGATTTTGTCGCCTGGCAGAAGAGGCGTATTGCCATAGTCGATGACTGTGCTTCTTACTGTGAGGTATTCTGCTGGGTTTTTGAGCTGGTTTAAGAGTGCTTTTGCTCTTAGCATGCAGGCGTTGTCGCTGTAAAGTTCCTCATCGACTTCGACAAGTTCGCGTAAGCCATAGGTTTGTTGGCTGGCTGTGTCTTCTTGTGTGCTTTTCCATTTGCCGTATCCGAAATGGAATTGGTCGATCCACCAGTAGCCTGCGCTTGCGTAGTTTTGGTCCACTGCTATGCCTATTTCCTTGACGAATGCCCAGTTGAATAAAGTGTCAACCCAGTCCCATTGGTCTGCGTTTTTGGTTCCGGCGTTGATTATGACTTTTTCCCACTTGTCAATTTCCGAAAGGTTGAAGCTTTTGGATGCACTGTTGTTCCAATAATCTATGAGGTTTATCCAGCACAGTTTGGAGTGTTTATCGTCAACTCGGAGGGCAAAGCTGATTTTTGGAAACTCGTTAAGGTTTATCAGATAGTCTTGGTTGAATATCCAGTCGACTCTTGTGTAATACATGTAAGCTGACTCGATGACCTTGACGCTTTTAGCCCCAGCATACTTAACGGCTGTGTCCAAAGCGAGGTTTGTGCTGCCCGTCATGACGCTCCATTTGCCATAAACCGCATGTATCAGCTCATCTGAACCGCCCCAGCCAGTGCCTTCGCTAACAGTTAAATCCTCGGTTAGCGTGTCGCTCCAAGGTCTGCCATCAACATCCACTGGGAAGGGCTTGTCTTGTGTTCCATAAACCGTGATTTTGTTGCGGATGCTATGGATGTCTTTGCGGTATTCGCTAACTTCGATTTTCTCTGATAGGCTTATGGGTGATGTTTTGCTGTTTCTTGGGAAGAACTCGAATTTTGCGTCTGGCGCTATGCGGAAGTCAAAGCCTATCACGCCTTGTTTGTCTGCTGAGCTTGCTATGTATTTGATGATGTCGAAAACTGGCGTGTCCTGATATTCAAGCCGTGTGTAGGTTGTATCGGTGTTTTCGACAAGTTCTGTGGAATCTCTGATGTGGCTTAAACCAACATAATAGTCAAGCAGGTCTTTAACAATTTCCTCGCCTTTTTTGTTCTCGTAGGTTTTGGTTACAACACGGCGGAAGAGGCGTTCTCCCCAGCACCGTCCACTAACACGAAGATAGTTTTCTGTTGGAGTAGATTCATACTTGATGGCTTCTACACGGCAAGTGATTATCTGCGGAACATTTGTGCCTCTGCCTATGCTTATGTTTCCATCCATGCCAACATTAATCGGATAAGACCCGTTTGGACTGTACTTTTTATCCCAATTTTGTAGCAGAAGCTCGAAGCTGCTGACCTCGTTTGTGCAGCCTAAATGCACCTTTAAATCAATGACATCGCCTTGCGGAATCCCGTAAGAACCAATGGCAATGGTGACTTTGGGAATTTCAACACTCATTTATTCGACACCACGCCTATACAGTTCCTCTTCTCCAGCTCGTCGAATACTGCGTCCACGTTCTGGCATTTCAGCAACAGCCTCATTGAAGCTTTGCACAGAAGCGGTTGCAGAGTTCATTTGACTGGCGAAATACCACATGGCGGCTGCAGCTGCAACAATAACAGCTATTCCTACGCCAGTTAGAGCGAGCCATGTGGCATAAGAAATGTTTAAGGCGTTTTGGGCAGCAGTCGCAATCCAGCAAGCTGCAGCATAAACCTTCTGAGCTACGGCTATGCCCCAGCTTGTCCTCATGAACATGCCTAAAACAGTGACAACCATCATGGCAGAATTGAAAACCCGAGCCTGCTGGTCATTCAGTAAGCCGAATTGATGAGCTATGTGTCCAATGGCGGTTCCAGTAGCTCCTAAACCAGCAATGGCTGAACCGAGACTTTTTATACGCACGCTTAAGGCTTCAGCATCTGTTTGAATCCTTGTAAATTCATGGCTTGCACGGTTAACAGCCCTTATGGTCACGGCGATTTCTCTGAAACTCATTGCAGGCCAGCCTCCGCTTTAGCTTGATCAATAGCCTCGCAGATGATAGACTCAAGTCTCGGCAAATATTCCTGAATTGCTGGGTACAGATAGGGTCTTGCTTGCATGTAGCGTGTGCCAAGCTCAACAAATAGGGCATAGGTTGCTTCTGCGCCTATTTCGGCAACCCATTCGCTTATCTTTGCGTAAATTGAGCTTCTCAAGTGTCCTGTTCTTACTGGAGCAAGCTGTTTTGCTAAGGCTTTAACGTCTGCTGCCCAGCTTGCTAAAAGCCGGTGCACATGATGTTGCATTCCACTGTCAAAACTTTGCATGGCAGCCTTGAACTCTTCAATGCCTTCCACATCGCATGTTATTTCGACCGCCATTTCGCCTCACGCTCCGCCTTCTGCTTTTCCTCCTCTGCTTGACGGTCTAACTCGTTGAGGATGACGATGAACTGCTGGATTGTTTTTGCTGGCTGCTTAGCGAGCTGGTTTGGTGTCCACCCGAACTCTTTGCAGAGGCGGAACTCTGTGAGTGTTTGGCTTGGCTTTTGTTTTCTGATGGCTCTGATAAAAAAGCAGTTTCTTCGAGGCTTACAGCATTAAGCCTATTCACTATTTGACTGAACAACTCGCCGAGTTCTATTGGTATGCCGTCTTCTTCGCTTAACAATTTCTCCAACGTTATGGGCTTGTTTGGTGGCTGCTCTTTAAGCGAAGCCATTATGGTTTCTGCTTGAATAGCCACGTAGTCGCTTGTTACGACTTGCCCAGTTTGTTGGCTGTAACGTGTGTATTTTTGGATTATTCTGCTACGTTTAGCCCATGTAATCTCGCTGAAGATGTAGCGTCCGGCATATTCCTTTCCGAATCTTTCGTCAAGCTCGATGATTTCTTTTCGCATTTTGAATCATCTCCATGATGGCTAAACGGTTTCGTATGGCTGTGTTCACGTCTTCCAATACGATTTCCTGCATCCATTTTGGCAGTTTGAGAATGCGAACTCCAAGCTTCTCCCACATCTGAAGCCACTTCTTGCGCAGTTCAGCTTCTCGCCCGAAATTTTCTAAAACACTAACTTCCACAGCCATCTTGATCGCCTCAGCTTAAGTTTACTGGACCTTTAGCCACGAAACCAGCCTTGCATGAAACTAAATCTTCAATGCGTGCTGGTGCAGACACATTTTCCCATTTGCAACCAGAAAAGACCGCCTTGTTTGAACTGCCGAGACCAAACTCTAAATCAAAAGATGAGTCGTTTATGACGTCGTCAAACTCTTCTTTGCTTTCAAACTCGAATGTTATTTCGCCTGTTAGGTTGCGGTGTCTGTATGGCAAGTATTTTAGTAGGTGTCCGCTTGTTGCGCGGATGACTGGCACTTGTTTGAGGTTGTTTTCTATTGTGAATTTCCAGTCTGTTACACGGTCGAGAGTTGTTGTGCCTTTTTTGACGTAGCTTTCGTAGAATGGCACTGCTCCCGCATAATCTGCGTATGTTGCTCCCGTTATTTTTGATGTTCCAACCGTCAAGTCTTGTCCAATAAGCTCTGCAGTTGCTTTCACAATGTCTTCTATACCGCATTCAACGGTTAGCTTGTGGAATTTGCAGCCTGTGTAGAGAAGTGATATGATGTCGGTTGCTGAAGCGAATATTCCCTTGTAATACAAGACTTGAATGCTTAATGACTTGTTCAACTCTGCTTTGGCGTTTTGGAGAAAATTGATTGGCGCTTCACTTGGTAGCGGATAAGCGATTTTTAGGCTAACGTTTCTTAGTCCTTTTTTGATGGCTTGTAAGTCTATGCTGCCTACTCCACGAACCTTTATGTTTGAAGGGTCTATGGATGGGTCGATGTTTTCTGCTGGGACGCCAAGCATTGAGGGGTTTGTTGGTGTCTGTCCGTAAGTGGCTTCTTCAACGTAGTATATTCGGCTTTCATGTGCTCCATATGTTTCAACCAT